TTGCTCGCCAGCATATCGCGCAACTCAACGTCGTTTTCGTCCGGCTCCATGCCTGCTGCGCGATCCGCTGCGATATGCCGCTCGACCTCCGCCAGTGCGCGGTCCGTCTGCCCGTTCTGCAACAGTGCTTGGATGGGGGCAAGCTGGCGCACGACACCGGCGCGCTTGTCCTCGCCCACGGCCTTGGCGGCCTGGTTGATGGTTTGTGCGAACTTAGGGAAGCGCAGTCCCAGCTGATATAGCTTGTCAGGTGTCGGCTTTTCGCCAAGACCCGTCAACGCGGACTGGAACGCGCCTTGCTCCTGCACAGCGGCGGCTTGCTGCTGCTGCTGAAGTAGCATGTCCTGCTGCACTGACTGGTTGCGCAGGGCCAGCCCCTGGTTCTGCAAGTCCTGCGTCTGCTGGTCGCGAAACGACGGCACCAGCCGCTGCGCTGCTCCTAGTGCCTGTGCATAGTCGCTCAGTTGCACTTAAAAGATACTCCCTAGCGCCTTGCCCAAGCTAAATCCGCCACCGCCGCCCGGCATGGCGGCCCCCGCCGCGCTGTCGAGAAACCCGCCGATGTTGTTCCAGTTGGCGGCGTTGATGCCGCCCTTGGTCAGGTAGTTCGCAGCCTGTGCCTGACCGATGCCGATAGCATTCTGCCCGGCGTTCTGCGCATTGGCAGCGCCAAAGCTCGACACCGAGCCCGTAGCGCCAAGCCCAAGCTGAGCAAGATTGCCATAGCCGGATAGGGCGTTCTGGTAATAGCTCTGCAGCAGCGCCGGGCTAAGCTGCCCAATCGCCCCCGCCGTGTTGCCGCCTCGCACGCCGCCAGTGGCGGATGCAGACTGGAGCAGCCCCGTGGTGGCATCATCCAAATTCTGCTGAAAGAATGGATCGGCCTTCAGGCCTTGAACCGCTAGCCCTTGTGCATCCGAACCATTAGCCCCGATCAGATTGCCATATGACCCAATCGCCGCCGTACCCGCTTGGGTATAGGGCATGTAATCGGCACGGGTCTGCTGAAATTGCTGATTGCCGATATCAGTCGCACGGTTCAGCGCATCGGTTTGCGCCTGCATCGCCTTCTGGCTGGCTTTCTTCTGAGAACCCCCGCCGAAGATGCCACCGATTACAGAAAACAGACCCACTGGAACGCACCTCTATGTCGAGATATGCCCTGGCGCAGGCTATGCGTTCTGCCAATACGCGGCACGCTACACTAGCCTTGCCGCAGTTTCAAGAACCCTTGCACAGTGTACACCGTTCCCGCTGGAAGATTGGCAGCGACCGCCGCTTCTTCCGTGGCGTATTCGGTGACGCCCGATAACATCGGTGCCTGTAGCGTTTTCTGGAATAACGTCTCGGGCTGATCTGCCGTGGCTAGAAGCCCCCGATAAGGCACCTGTACCTGCGTATCCTGGGTTACCGTCAGGTTGAGAACAAAGCCGCCAAGGACATGGGGCACCTGATCGTTGACGAACAGCGTCAGCGTGGGGCCATCGTCCTTTGCGCTAATGCCAGCGCCGACCTGTAGCACCCGCTCATTGGCAAACGCTTCGTTTGGTGACAGCACCAGCACCGTGGCGTCGTTGATCGTTTCAGTGGCGTCGATATTGGATGCCAACCGCGTGGCGGCTTCCTCGCTCATGGCAGCTTCGGCTTCGAACGCCCTGATAGCTCGCAAATCGCCGCCAAGCGCGCGGGATAGGATGTCGCGGGGTAGGGAGGAGATACCGTTATTCGCCATATCTTGACTTTAGCATGAGACGTGGCATTTTACGAGGGCTGCGGCTGGCGGAGGTAATTCGATACATACCCGCACGCTGTTGGATTTTTCTGTTGGCCTCTGCCGGTCACTGGTTCCAGCCGCAGCATTTTAGGGCAACACCGTTGGGGTGGGATTACACGGAAAGCGCGCCGTGATCTTGCCGGGTTCAAGTCCCGGCAGCCCTGCCATCACACACCCAAACCCGGCCGCCATGGCGCTATAACCACGGAACCGCACGCCCATGTAATTCCGGACGCGCGCATGAGGTCGCCACTGTACGCGCTTGTATCGCTCGCCAGCCTTGCCCGCCGACACCGCCCGCTCTGGCGTGAATGTCTCACCGTCACGCGAGTAGGACATGAACACGTCAGCCCCTAGGCTATCATCACCACGCCCTGGCAAGCCCACCAGTTCAATACGATCGATAATCGCACCGCGCGCCTGGTTATAGACGAACCCCACGTCAAACTGCCACTGCGCTGGCTCACCAAAATGGCGCGTTGCTACATCCCGTAGCGAGCCGATCGCTCCGCTGTTTAGGTCGCCCACAAGAAACCGGTTATAGGCAAATACCGCCCACCGGATACGATATGCCTTGCCGATACCGGACTGACACCGATACCAGATCGGCTCGCCTGCCTTTTCCGTCGCTTTGGCGAGAAACACCCACGTCTCATCCGGCAGATGCACCAGCAAACGCAGCTCATCGCGCGAGATGCGCTTTTCCAGCACAATCTGGGACGGCGTGGCAACGCGCGCCAAGGCATCGTCCACCACGCGCGTGCTGATCTTGCTGGACGTGGCAGATCCGGCGACATGCACGCCCAACGCATCGCTGCGAGATGACCCCACGAACGCGAACGTCTCACCGAACAGCGTCTTGGCTTGCGTGCCGACGCACCCCGTCTGGATCGTCGCACCTTCCACCACCTGAAACGGAAATTGTGCCCCGCCCACGTTCTGGAACACCTGTATGGTATCGGTGCCCAGCACATATACCTCACCGCGTAGCTTGATCAGACCGACGATGGGATCGGGGTCAGCTTCCGCACTGGCATACTTCAGCGGCTTCACTTCGAAAGGGTCATTAATCTCGGTAACCCCAAGATACTTGCCATCCGTGAACGCGGTATAGCCGTCTACCCACAGGCTATCGACGACTGCGCCCAAGTCGATGTCGGTAACTTGGCGCAGAGCGCTGCCATCGTAGTACCAAAGCGCCGTACCGCTGCGGATAATAAGGCGATCGAACGAATAATCCAGCGAGGCCGTCCCCGCACCTCCCACTGACCCAATGGTCTGGACCGCACCGCCTGCATTCACCGATACCAGCCATTCGCCCATCACCGCATAGTAGAGGTCGTTCCACACGATAGCCGCGCGCATGGGCGCAGGACCAGCGGCAAAATCTTCGGTGCCGGCCGTATGCCGCAATTGCCCCTTGGATACGCCGCTATCAATGATGATGGGCTCCAGATTGAGCGGATGCGATAGCTGGAACTCGGCCGCCTCGTTCGTCGTGATGCCATGCAATAGCGGGACCGCGACCATCAGTCAGATCCGGTGTAAGGCGCGTTGATGCCCCAGCCAAGCGAGCGATGACCTGTGCCACGCACTGTCCGCCCCGGGAACTCCACACACGGAATAGTCGCGATCTGGGATTGCAAATTCATCAGCGAGCGCGCCGCCGTAGCCTTATACTCAGGCGGCAATGACACGCCGATACCCGGCGCAATCCGCATGGCCAAATACTGCGCCACAGTGTTGATGGCGAAATCCGGCAACCCGGAATTGCCATCCGCCTGGCCTACGCCGTAAGCCGGTTGCGAATAGCCTAACTGCGCCCACGGCTCTTCCAGCATCAGCGCGTTGAGCTTGCGCAATGCCATGGACTGCTCTTCCGGCGTGCGATCGAACTCGTACCCCGCCAGCCCGCAATCATCGAAGGCCAGCTCGATGATATCGCGCTTGGGGCGACCGGATACGGGAATGTGGGCGGTGACGGTCATGCGGCATTTGGCTCCGCTGCTTGGTAATCGAATGTCACCGTACCCGGATTGACACCCAAAGTCACGCTGCCAGCCAAAAGTACGTTAACGCTGAGCGGCAGCATCCAGAATGCGACAGAGACGGTCCATGCGCCTGTGGTAGCGTCCTTGGTTTTGGTTGCCCGCAAGGTAAGCTGCCCATTGCCCGCACTGGCGCTGATCGGCGTAAAACTGACGGACGGCTCACCAGTCCAGAAGCCTACGGGGTAGGTCTTGGACCATGTACCCGTCGTGCCGGTCGTCAGGCTGCTCTTGCTATCTTTGATAAGGATTTTGGCTGTCAATGCCGCAACCGTGGCGTCGGCATCCGCCTTGGTCATCAGCGTGGACATGTCCACCACAGGTGCGAACGGATTGGGGAGCGCACTATCCATTACAGCACCCGCGCCTTGATGTATTTTGGAATGCTTGTACCAACCGGCGGCGTATACGTATCAACGCTGGTCGACACAATGATGACGCAGCCGGCAGAGAACCGATCCGGCACCTGATCCGGCACCAGCGACGCACCACCGCCCGCCGCGTAGCCGGTCATGGCAAGCACCTCGCTCATGACGATAGTAGAGCCACTGGCGGGAACAGTCGTACGGTTCAACACGAAAACGTACGCCCCCGCACCGTCCGATCGCGCAATGACAACACCGCCGAAGAAGTTGCAGGGCACTGCCGACGCAATGAAGGACGTGGCGTTGGTGGTTACCTTGGGTGACAGGCCGCCCGCCGCCGCAGGGTTGGGAACGCGGTAATCGTCTACGCTCAGGCGGCCGCCAAGAGCGGTAATGATGCTATCCTGCTTGGCACTGGTGGCCGCACCATTCAGCGTGCCGAGATTGGCCGTAACAGCCCATGCGCCCGACTGAACCGCTTGCGTAATCCAAGTGCCCGCCTGGTTGATGGCCCAGCTGCCCGACTGACTGACGGCCTGCACAGCGGGGAAGTTGCCGACATTGACGGTGCCGGTAATCGCCTGCGTGGCGGGGAAGTTGCTGACCTGGAACGACGCAGGAAAATTGCTGACGCCGACATTACCCGACACAGGCACCGTGCCATTGATGTTAGCGGTCACCGTGCCAGACACGGACTGCGTGGCGGGGAAATTGCCGACATTAAACGACGATGGAAAGTTGTCGATGCCGACCGAGCCAATCCGGTTGTTGCCCGGTGGCAGCGTGGTTGCCATCTGGATCAGCGAAGAATTGACCGTAGCATTCGCGTAAATCTTGGCTGTGCCCGTGCCTGCCGTCACCACCCGGAACCGGATGGCGCGGCTGCCCACCGTATTGATGGTCATGGAAGCGTCAGCCGTCAGCGACTGCGTAAATGCGCCAGCCGTGCCGGTCACCAGCAAATTACGGCCCGACCATATGCCGCCGACCGTGCGCTCCACGACGACTGTAGCGCCACTGCCCGTCAATCCGGTAATGTCGACTGCAACCACGCCCTGCCCGCTTCTGATGGGCATTTCCATAGGCGCATCGGTGCGCGAAAGATCAAAGTCCTTGGACTGATACGCGTCAGGCTGCGCGATCTCGACTTGGCCATCGTTATTGACGACGAAGCTAGGCGCACCGCCCGTTGCCGCAGATACGAAGTCGCCCGCAGGATTGATGGCGATGGTGGCAGGAGCCACAAAGAATGATCCGTCTTCCAGACGAACCTTGACGCCTACCTGATTGGCCCCAGTGACACGAACCAGTTCAACCACGGCCTACCCCCGAAACAAAGTGGGGCGGCCCTAAAGCCGCCCCGGTACGCGTTACAGATCGCTGATGCTGGTCAGGTCGTTGGTATACGACGGGCCACCACCGGGCAGTTCATCCGCCTTCAGCTTCAGGCGCTTCATCATCGCCTTGACATACGGCGTACGGTTCTGGCCGTTGCGCTCCAGCGCAAGCAAGCCATAAACCTTCTCGTCCGGAATGGAGGTCTGCCCCTTGTTCAGATCCTCCTTGCCCGGCTTGGTCGACATCAGCTCTTCGAAAGCATCGACACCAAGCGCGAGATTGTGCGCATAGGGCTGGCTTTCCTCGGCGCTCAGGTACTGCGTCGAGGGCGGCTCACCGGGCAGATTGCCATCGGTCAGCGAGCGATGCACATCCTTGGCGATGTCTTTGACATCTTCCTTGGAGCCTTCGTTGCGGGCCTTGGCCAGTTCCGCATCGGACAGCGCGATACCATCGGCCGCGTTGTCCTTCAGGTTCTCTTCGCTGGGGTTCTTGGGGTTTGCCATGTCGTTACGCTCCCGTCAGGCCTGGTTGAACATCATGGCACCCGCGAACTGCGGCTGCGTCAGGACGGTGCCGAAATCGATATCCCAGCGCATCTTGGTGGACAGATCGTTGATCGCGCCCTGCTTGGTGCAGATGATCCGCAGGCCCAGCTTCGGCGTGGTCGCCTGCATCACGTCCCAACCATCTTCCGGCTCGACTTCGAACGTGCCCGGCAGCAGGCCGACCGCCGACCGCAGGAAGAACGGGGAAATCTCCGCCAGCGTGGTGTTCAGCCACGTCAGCGCTGCACCGTTTGCAGGAGTCGCCGACACGTTCTGATATTCGCGGCCGGCAATGGTGTTGCCGCCGTTCGAAATCATCGCCGGTGCGATCTGAAGCGTATTGGTCGCGGTGTTGACCGAGATGACACGGAACGTCTGGAGCTGGCCCGTATCCTGCTTGCTGATCAGGTGGACAGAGTTGACGCCCGCGATCGTGAAAGCATCGCCCGGCTTGACCGACGCGATGGCCGCCGCCGTCACCACCAGATTGCTATAGCGATTGTCGCGGTTGTTCTCGGTGCCGTCCGGTGCCGTGGTGGTCGCCGCCGGCTCCCAATACTGGTTCGCGCCGTTGACAGTGGTTGCACCACCCGCCGCCGGAGCAAGCCGGATCGGCTGATCGTCCACGCCGACTTCGAAGCCCGCGATACGGGTCGACAGGCGGCCTTCCTTGTATGCGCCCACCGACAGATCGCCCATCGTCTGGCGATCCGAGATGTTCGACAGCATACCGATGCTGTTGCGGATGCCGACCATGGCGACACGGCCATCGTTCGGCACGCCGACTTCGGTCATCTGCGCCATCGACACGAACAGGTCCGCCGAACCGGTCGGGGCCACGGTGCGCTTGGTGAAGATCGAGCCTTCAAGCGCGACGCGGTTACGGATGGCGCGGTTCACGTCCGACGCCAGCTTGGTGCCGACTTCACCCGCGTACATGTCGATCGCCATCTTGTTACGCAGTTCCTTGGCGGAAAAGCGCTTCGGGCTCGACTTGTGGAAACCGACCTGCGCCGGCACCCAGGTCTGGGTCAGGCCGTCGAAATTGCTGGTCTGGTCAAAGCCATCGAAGCTCGAACCGATCATCGGCTGCGGGATCCACACCTTGTCACGGGTGTACACCTGATCCTGCGCGCTGCCGAGATCGATCTTGGTGGCGAGGTTCGCGTAGCTCAAACGATCCTCGAACGACTCAACGAGGTCATCGAAGGCTGCGCGTACGACGTAGGGAAAGCTAGAGGGCATTGGTAACTCCTGAATAGGTCAAAAGAGACTAGCTCGATTTCGCCTACTCAGGGATCACAGCCCCCCGGACGCTGATGGCAATGCATTAAATGCCACAATCGTCCAGGGGTTGCAATAGGGGAACCTTCCGCCCTTTCCCATTACGTTTTACGATGACAGGGTTTGCCTCCATGCTAACGTCAGAATGACTGCGGCTACCGCTAGCTGGGGAGGGCGGATTGATGACCAGTGCGGTTCAACACCGGCAAAGGCGTCATCAACCGAACCGGTTAATTAGGCTGTGACGCTGAGTTGCTACCCTCCATATATTTATCAGCGCTTGCCGTATGCAGGACGGCTTCGCCGATGATGCATTCGAACTTATGTGCGTTACGCAAGCCGGTAACAATGGCTTCCACCATGCCATTCACGGCGTCTGCGGGACCCTGAAGGCTGACAATTTGCCCCTCAATTAGGATATGGTTACGACCATCAAGGTCACTGACGATTTTAGCAAAACGGGTATCCATTATTCTGCTCCCTCATTAACAGGATTGCGCGGACGCCCCGGCCCACGGCGCTGCGTCTCTTCCGACGTTGCCGACTGCGCCGCCAGCAACGCCCGCAGTTCCGCAATCTCGGCATCCTTCGCACTGGTCGCCTTGATCAGCCCATCTTCCACGCCATGCGCGGCCTTGGGCGACACGTCCCAGCCATTGGTGGACAGCATTTCCGCCTCATCGGCATCATGTGCAATGATCGTCTCGCACAGCAGGCCTTCGTAGCGGTTGACCACCGTGGGCTCGTCCTTCAACCCTTCGATCGTGGCGGCGCTATCCTGTACCTGCTCGACGTCCGTCTTGCGATACATCATGCGCGGATATTCCGACAACGGTGCCTGATCGTAAT